AGTAGGCGACTTCTACGTTCGCAATGGCGACTACGGCCTCGGTCCGGCGTTTACAGCCGTGGTTATCGGGCACATGAAGAACTGGGTCCGATGGGGTGAAAAGGATACAGAGGACGAGGGTAAGATCCTTTGGCAATATCCTGATGGGTGCGTGCCAGAAGATAAGCAACCTGAATGCGTGTGGCGCAGGATGCCCAAAGGCACCAATGACAAGCCGCCACTAGCTGAGGAAACATACGTCCTCATGTTGCTACCGATTGATAAGAACGGTGTTGATGAACGTGGCCCGATCACAGCGAATCTTTCCCGTGGTGCTGTGAAGGTTGTAGAGCAACAAGTGTTCAAGGTCTTGGACGCGGCGTTCAAGGAAGGGTGGCACCCGTCTTGTATCGTGCTTGAGTTCAGCAACGAGAAAACTGTTACCCCTGACTATGTGTACCAATCATGGGCCGCTAAACGTGCAGGTCAAGTCAGCAATGAAGAACTGCAAGATAAGCTCATTGAGTCTTACGACATCGCTAAGCTACAAGTGAAGGCAGCACAGCAAGCAGCGCGTGAGGAATGCCAAGCACACGTTGAATCATTGCCCCCAGTGTCCGAAAACGCCTCTGAGAACGTCCAGAAGTTCTTCGGCAATGAATCACAGGTAGATAAGGGTTCATACGGCGCAGGGAACGATTCTGTGCGGAATCAATTCGATGATGGGAATCAAGAGCCGTCAGGGAGCGATGAGGGCGAGAGCGACCCTACGATGCCTTTCTAAGCAATATGGGCGTGGTAGTCAGCGTAGTCTAATAGTAGGACGCTGGCTTTGAATGCTCGAGACGCAGGTTGCAAATCCTGCCGCTGGCTGCCACGTCCTGCTAAGTTAGCAGCAATCGGGGGCGAGAATCTCTAGAAATAAACAACCAAACAGCCCAGCAATGCTGGGGCGCAAGGAAGGAATGAGATGACTAAAACGCAAGAACGCTTGCTGCCTGAGTTGGAATTTGTTGATGGCGAGGCTGATGTTAGTCAGTGGTTTGGGGCGGGTGCCAAGTATGAAGTAGAAGATGACACATGGAGCAAGCCAGTTTTCTCTCCTAAGTTTCATGCATCCGGCCCTATCACACGTAACATGGTAACGTGCCGCACAGATGACGAAGCCAAGCAAGCAGCCCAAGACCACTTCCACGCAAGATTGCTCAAGCCGATGGATTTCGGGGATGCTATGAAAGCTGTGGTGCGTGGGTGTGAGGTGCGCCAGTACGAAACGAGCAAGGGGCAAAGGTTATCTTTAGATGGCAATAGTTTGAGGTGGTTGAACCCTAGCGGCAGTTGGGCCTTTCCGTTCACCCCAACAAATGACTCCATCAAGAGGCCGTGGTGCTTCTACTTCCCAAGCAAACCAGCGGAGCCGGAGCGTGTAGAGGCTAGGATAATAGTGATAGCGGAGTATTGGCACTGCCCAAATTGCAGCCATGAACAATGCGTAGACATCACATCCCCACAGATGAATGAAATAGAATGCTCTGCTAGCGGCGGCGGCTGCGGCGTAACGCTCCATCGACCAAAGGAACCCAATGACTAACCTAGACACACTCAAGCGACTCTGCGAAGCGGGGAAGCTGGCGACTGATGGCGATTGGCAGCAGGACGTTGATGGCGTATATCACCGTGTCTATACCGATATGCCTCAAGACGGTGCGCATCCAGAAGGCGTAATTCATATCGCTCATTGCGACCTTGGTGCTTTTGCTATTCGAACCTTCCGGAAATTCCGGATAGTTGCTATACTGCCATCACAGTAATCGGGGAAGCAGTAAGATAGTGTAGGCGTGGGCGCAGGCAGCCAGAGCCGAGCTAGCCAATGATAACAGTCCCACCGGATTGTATCCCCGACACTGACAAGCCCTGCTTTGAGTAGGGCTTTCTTGCGTTCCGTGCTTGACGGGGATGCGGGGATGCGGTACAGTCTGCCTAGACGAAACCGCAGCATCCAATATTCGACAATCTTTTTGACCCGCTTATCGCGCTACGGTTTCGTCACCTAAATGATAAGCGGGTTCTTTCTATTTGGAGGTATTGAGATGGGTGGACATCCAAAGCTAGTAACGTTGAGGGCGGATACCGTTCACGACATGGAAATCACAGCTAGCATTATTGCAAGCGGGATCACTGAGGCGGAGGTTGAGTTAGCTTCTGTTGCAGAAACTTACGTTCGGAACCTCACATTGTTGGACATCATAGCCGTGCAAGCGCGAGCGTTGATGAAGATAGACACCAATGGGTACGAGGAATACATACAAGAGATTCAAGCTGAGGTAGACGAACTAGCAGCGAGCTTAACAACAAGCTAACTAGCAACCAAACTAGGAGAATGAAATGCATAAGAGATATACAAAGCTAGCAGCGCAATTCTTAGAGGAATACTCTGACGTGCGTGGCAACGCTGGCTGCAACGATTGGGACTATCCAGATGATTGGGACGAGACTCAGCGCAAGCGCTTCACCCGTCAATGCATCGCTTTCAACGAATGTAGAGAGCTTGAGACTGTCACCGATCAAGAGGTGGAGGACGAGATGCCGCTTGCTGACTTCTGCGCTATCAGTCTAATCGCCCACATGTTGGCAAACTAAAAACGGCGTATCAGGGTAATTCCATTTGCCCTGATACGCTCGCGTGGTATGGTTCAACCAGTAACAGCGATGCGCTTGGCTTCCAACCAAGGCAAAGCCCGCACTCCAAAGTTCTGTAGCTCAAAGCAGAGCAACCGCCTCCTAAGCGGGAGATGTGGCCTCGGAAACCACCATGAGCTTTGGAAAGCAGTGAGGTAGAGCAGCTTCTTCGGAGGCTGCTTTTTTATTTGCCAAGCCAGCATCCATGCAGTACAGTAACCCAGTCGAAGGTCAACCAATATAAACTTGCCCGCCTGCACTTCCAACAGCCTTCGACAGCTTGTGTGGGTGGGCATTTTGATTGGAGTAGGATTATGGGTGAATATGCAGAAGACATTTACACGGGCCAAACTTGCCAAGAGTGCGGGACGTATTTTGTGAAGGCTCACGGATACCCTGTTCTTTGCAAGGATTGCTACAAAGAGTACAAGCGCGAACATCACAGGAAGCCATCTACATCACGCGCCACAGAGCCAACATTGGGCGAAGCTACAGATGCGGAGTTGAAAGAGAATGGATTCCGAGAGACAACCACCTAAACAACTTTAGCCGCCAGCAATTCAAGGCTAGCGAGGGAGATGGAACGATGGAAGTCTTAGACGCATGTTGTGGAAGCCGGATGTTCTGGTTTGACAAGAATAACCAGCAAGTCATGTTCGTAGATAAGCGTTCAGAATCACACACGCTTTGCGATGGACGGGCGTTGGAAGTCAAGCCTGACGTGGTGGCCGACTTCACAAGCCTACCATTTGCTGACGACTCGTTCCATTTGGTTGTGTTCGACCCGCCACACCTTGAACGAGTGGGCGAAAAGGGCTGGCAGTTCCTAAAGTACGGCAAGCTAGAGGGCGAATGGCAGACCGAGTTAGCCGCTGGCTTCGCTGAATGCTTCCGTGTGCTGAAACCCTACGGGACGCTAGTATTCAAGTGGAATGAGATTCAAGTACCAGTGTCCAAGATACTTGCGCTCACGCCTGTAAAGCCATTGTTTGGGCACCGTAGCGGCAAGGCTTCCAAGACGCATTGGATTACATTCTTGAACGTACCAACCACCTAAACAACCCCAACCCCGAAAAGTAGCGGAACAGGAGATGGATGATGGAAGACTTGGAGATTAGGAAAGCTGTGGCTGTTGAGGTCGTGGGGTGGAAGCAACGGTGGGTCGTGGAAAGCTATGTAGGCCTACACTTCGATAGTGGCGCAATCACCACCCATAAACAATTCTACGACGAGAAAGAGGCGCGTAAGTTTTTTGATTGTCAAGACCAAGTAGCGCCATACCCTCGAATGCACACAGAAGGCCCGCCCGCCTACGAAAGCGACATTGCGGCAGCTTGGCTCGTTGTAGAGAAGATGCGGGCTGATGGATTCGGCTTTGAGTTGGATTATGGGCCTACCGATGCGTCTGTTTGCTACGCTACTTTCACACATATGGCTTTGCGAGTGTTTGCGCATGAACGCTTGAAGCCCGCGCCACTAGCCATCTGCAAAGCCGCCCTAGCAGCAGTCCGAGCAACCAAGCAATCCGGCGTGGATAAATCCAAGAAATAAATTTGACACTGGTTTGCTGGAGTGTATTATCTCGGTAGTTCTGTGACGGGGCTATCTATACAATCTTTCAAGGCTGGGCCTCAAAGCCCACAACGAGCCTGCCCTATATCTTCCCGTCACGGAATTGGGGCAGGCTTTGTTTTGGAGTGATGATGGCAAGTGAATGGATCAAGATGCGCGTAACACTTCGGAAGCATCCGAGGGTTATTGCTATCTCAAGGCACCTATCTGAGAGCAGAGCGTTTATGAATTGGTGGGGCGACCCGCAACGCATGACAGCCAAAGAGAACGTTACAGAGTTAGTGACGTTTGGTAACGTAACGCGTTGCGTGACGTGTGCGTTACTAGAGTTATGGGGCGTTACGAATGGTGTCATCAAGGACGATGAAGTAGTGCCTTATATGTCGCTGATTGATCTTGATGATATTACTGGTTTACCAGACTTTGGGCTAGCGTTATTAGCGGTTGGTTGGGTTGAGGAAGTCGAGGGCAACGGACTTAGATTCCCTAATTTTAGCGAACACAACACGCCTGATGCTATGCGAACAGCCAAGACCTCTGCCGAGCGCCAGAAGGCATATCGCGATAGAAAAAAGCGTGACGAACCGTTACAACGCGTTACGGACATAAGAGAAGAGAAGAGTAAAGAAGAGAAGAGTAAAAAGACAACTACAGCTTTGGACACAAGTTGCCCTCAAGAACTAGCCAAGTACAAAACCGCTTGGGACGAATGGGTTAGCTACAAGAAGATCAAACACAAGGCAACGCTCACTAAGCTAGTCGGCAAGTTCAAAGAACTAGGCCCAAACGTACAAGCCGCAGTTGATAATTCGATAGCTAACGGGTACGCGGGATTGTTTGCGCCTAAGGGCGGGCAGACGGCCAAGACTAATAGTTTTTCAAAGCTAACAGGGGAGCAAAAGTATGGCAATCGGTGAAGGATACGCACGATTTTATACTAAGCGAGGCATACCGCCGATGTACCACGAGTCGGAATTGACGGTAGAGCTTGCACCAAACATGCTGCTACGTGGCGATAACGGCACGGGTAAGACGTACCAAGCGTGCGCTGTGCTGATTCATTGCTACATGACTTATCAGAGTTCAATCGGCTTTGTGACGGCCAATAACTATCTGCGTGAAATCAGGTCAACGTTCGGCAAGCACTCAACCGAGTCTGATATGGACGTGTTTGAGCGTTACGCGGAAGTCGACAGGCTAGTGATTGACGACATCGGCGCGGAGAAGGTTGGCGAGTTCGGGTTGGCTGAGATACTAGCATTGGTTGACCATCGGGTGTCTTACCTGAAGGCCACCACAATCACCACGAACTTGACACTGCAAGAAATCCACGAACTGGAGCCGCGCCTAGCTTCAAGGCTTGCCAGTTTCGATGAGATTGTCATGGACGGTAAAGACCGGAGAATGCAATGAGCAATGAAATGGCCGAGCAATGGCTCCCGATGTGGGAGAAAATCTTCTCAGGCAGCCCACGCTACGTGAACGATCTGACCGACGCGCAGAAGGAAGCCTATTATAAGCCGCTGCCAAGACCGATACCAGCATACACCACAGACGCGCATGGCAACGTCCGTGAGCCTGATAGAGTCGATATGTATCCGAACGGTCCGTGGGAGATGCGAGACACGTTAGAAGACACGCCAGAGGGCAAGGCGTGGGTGACTTACTGGGTGCATCTGGATGTTATAAAACGATCAAGGATGCGGAGATTTCAGCGACGCGCAGGGAGTGATAGCAATGGAAACTAACCAAGAATGCCAGAGCTGCAAGCACGGCGGGCAATGCGGGATTGAAACAGCTTACAAGGCGCTCCACGACATCAAACGGTATTCCAACTTTGCAGAGCTACCGTTCTCGGTACGCTTTGAGATTATGACAGCCCTAGCCCTTCGCGACCCCATTTGCCACGGATACCAGCAATGCAAGGAGGATGAGTGATGACAACTAAGCCAGGAGACAAGATAGGTGAGTCTTACATCTTACTGTGGAATAACACCACATGGCCTAACCCGCATACCGATTTGGAATGGCGGACTAGATACGCAGGCCTGTTTGGCGATGGCTCAGTGTCGGAGTCTGACAGAATGGTGCTAGCAAGCATCGCAAGCGCATACACTAGGCTGTGGGGAATGACGCAAGCAGAGTTGATCGAGTGGCACCGCAACAAGAAAGGACTACCAGATGTATAAACGTGACTTAGAGGCACTGGTTGCCAAGCTGAATACCGAAAACGCTAGGCTTGAGGACTCGCTAGCCGAAGCCAACGCCGCTCATACTGCTTGGTTCAACATTGCCGAGGATTTAGAGCGTGAGCGCAATGCCGAGCAAGCCGCACACAAGCAAACCCGCGCAGACCTATTGCAGGCGATGCGGGTTGTTTTGGGGGCTATGGATGGCAACTAGCGCAGAATTCAGAGCACAGATGGATGCGATTATGGGCGATTACAAGCCCACGTACGTTGACTCCTGTATGATCACAGTCGAGGGTAAGCTGATGACCATGAATGAGGTGTTGCGAACGCACACACGCCACCTTGCCCCGAAGAAGAAGCAGGAGGCTGCGCGGATACTTCTGGCGTGGCAGGAAGCTGGCTATCCGCGCATAAAAGGCCCCTACGAAGTACACTTCCATTTCGTCTCAAGCACCCGAACGGACCCGAGCAATTTATTGGGCTGGGCGCAGAAAAGTTGCTTGGACGCCTTACAGATAGCGCATTACGGGCATGGCGTGATCGAGGAAGATGACTGGAAGCATCACATCGCCGACTCAAGCACGTACGCTTACGACCAATCGAAGCCAAAGGTCGATTACATTGAAATTACATTTACGGCGGTCGATTTAGGAGTGTAGGATGAGCCAAGGTATAAGCAAGCAGCAAATCAAGCAGCGCATCAACAATATCATCGCATGGGTTGACACAGAAACGCAAGGCCAGCGCGGGTACGATGAAATCCTTGCCGACGTTCAAGCCAAGCTAGGGAAGCTGGATAGAAGCATCGTGTCGTTGTGTGCGTTGCCGAAGTCCAAGGAAGCGTTCTCAGGACCACACCACGACCTGATGCGCCGGATTGTCAAGAGTGCTGAGTGGCGCTTCGATGTCACGTTTACGCAGATTGTAAGCAAGCGACGGCACAGACCGACTGTGAAGGCAAGGATGGCGGCTGTGTGCGTCCAGAGGGCCATTTTGCCGCTCTCATGGAAGGAAATAGCGCGGTGGTGGGGCATAACCTCACACACTAGCGTCATGGATATCGAGACACGCGCACAAGTCAAGCGCTCCGAAGATCTCAAGTTCAATGATATCGTGGAGACCATGATGCGTGAAGCGTCTGAGCTTTATAGTTTGTGTGAACCAAAGGAGGCCACGGTATGACCGATCTAATCAAGCAATACAAGCAAGCCTGCGAGATAGTGGGCGGGATGAACAACGTGCGCATCGTCCCGTCAAAGTGTGGGCGCTATGAGTTCCTGCGCTACTATGAGACTGATGGACCGTCGCTCGATGACACCGACGCAACCGACCTAATCTGCGCGGCGTTGGAGCGATTCTGCCTAGATGTGTTGAACGCTAACGAGTTCATGAGCGATTGCTATGTGCGACCTTACAAGGATGTGAACGATAATGTGCATTGGCGCTACGTGATTATGTTCAAGCCTGTGTTAGAGGGTTTCTGCCCGCCTGAACCAACCAAGGGTGTGGACAAGAAGGGCTTCCCAACAAAGCTAGAAGCCTACATCGCTATGGCCCAAGCGGTCAATTCTGCTAATACCTAACTGATGCGACATGTTGAGGATTCCAAACGAACCCGAGGAATGTAATGGCCCCACGTCGCCGGATGGACGATAGTTGGGGTAAGGAGAATGAGTTATGAAATACTTTAGTAACGAAGAATTAGTTAAAGCTATGGGCCTGATCGCCCACACGATGCGCAATCCTATTGAATATCATCGCAGCATGGATGGGCAGGGCGACCAATGTTGCAAGTTGTGCGGCGGCTCTGATTGCGACCCTGAAGATGTTTGGGGCCATCTTGACCATGTAGTACACAAAGACGGGTGTGGGATTGATATTATCAACGCCCTGAAAGAAGGAGACAAGCAATGAGACACTACCAAGTACAAGTAAGCATCGGCAAGGAACTTGCAAAAAGCATGGGTTATCAAGTTGAAGAATAAGATAATGGGGATGGCATAGCATACTGGTAAATGCGCGTAGCAAACTCTTGTCGTGCCGAGAACAAAGGCCACGGGACCGGACTAGAGGATGCCCCGAGATGCAGGCTCGAAACCTGCTGCCATCCCCACCAAAGGAGATAAGCAATGAGACACTACCAAGTACAAGTAAGCATCGGAACTAAAAGCCCCCAGACATTCACCAGCATAAGCGGCCCATCGACCAAGGCAGGCCATGAACGCGCCAAAGAGACAGCCATAGGCGTTGCTGAGTGTCGGGTCGAGGAAAATATATATAGCCGCGTGATTGTCATGGAATATGACATTGTGGGCAAGGTTGTGGGTGATGGGCCTGTTTGGGATTCGGAGGATAAGTAAAGCCACTTGACAAGATTAGGGGATAGTGTATTGTCCTCTTGTCGAAGAGAAGTACAACTAGATTCACGATTCTAACCGTCAATCACACTGCTTCTCTTCGACAAAGAAAGCCTTGATTGGCGGTTTTCTTTTGTACCTTTGACAACAGAATAGCGTGTGGCTAAATCTAAAAGAAGACGAGCCGTTACCACCACTACAAGCAGACCATCAACCCGCAAGTTTGATGCTGTGAAGTGTGGGAGGCATACTGCCACGAATGAACCTCAAGCCTTGGGATAAATGGTGTCTATCCACCACCCAACAGTGACCTAGTGACCTGCTGACTGTGCTTGGGACTTGCGGAGGCTTTGCGACCGACTGAACGACGGATGTCAGGGTTTATTGCCTTGTTGTACCCACGATAGACACGCTATTCCTTCATAACTGAGTGAATGACCGCAAGCATTTAGTAGTGCTTACCTTGCGGTCAGGAACGAGGCTTTGCTCACTCCCTCACTCTGGCTATCAGGATTTATTTTAGGATTGTTAACTTACTAAGAAAGTACGCAAGCATGCGCGAGACGAAACCAAAGACTGACCAAACTGGCAACGAAATCACCGTACTCGTGCCTAAGACGTTCGACCGTTATTGGGCGACACAGGATACAAGCGTTGAAGATGATGGAACCTGTAACGAGGCCCAAGTTCGCGCCGACGACGGCGATAAGGTCTACCTGAGCTACCGCCACAACTTCCAGACGGCCAACGCGACCCTAACATTCGATGAGTTCCACACAGCGTTCATGGCATTCGTTGACTCGCTTACAAACCAATGAACCCTTTATAGCAGCCATCCACACGCCCATGCGGTACATTGGTGCTTCATTCAAAGGAGATAAGTAATGTCAATCGCAATCATTCTAATCATCATTATGACCGCACTCAACGTAGGTGGCGCGTACAAGAAAGGCTACCAATCAACCAGCGACATATTACTGGTGCTAATCGGCTCGCTTGTATGTTGCCCCGTTGCAATGTACAGTGTGCTTGTGCGTGTCGATAAGACACTATGTACTAAGGCCGAGTTTGATGCTGCTCAAAGCAAGTTGCGCGCAATGATTCGGTTCGAGATCAACAAGGCTTCCAAACAGCAGGGGGTTGGGGGAGAATAATGAGCGTAAGAGAAGCGACAATGCTATCCGGCTTGCTTCGGCATAAAGGCTGGCTTACTTCGCTAGATGACAAAGCCCGTACTAAGATTGTACGCAAGTTGCTAGACATCATCAGCGACGAAGAATCAACGCCACGCGATGTCACATCAGCTACCAAAGCATTAGGCAGCCTTGAAAAGAATGACATCGACAAGGCCAAGGTTGAGATGCAGCAGGCGTTGGGCGAATCGCTTGTGGACGTTGCAAGCCGTGAGCTACCGCAGGGCCTCACCATCGCAGAGCTACGTAAGCTGACCGATGAATAGCGAAGGACGTGAGCAAGTAAGACAAGCCGCCAAGAGAGACCTTGCGCGGCTTTGTTTGATTGACTTCGCCAAATTCACCAACGATCAATACCAAGCAAACTGGCACCATGACTTGATTGCCGAGGCCCTGACAGATTGGGCAAACGGTGTGGGACCTGAACGTATCATACTGTGCATGCCCCCCGCACACGGTAAGAGCGAGCTTGTGTCGCGCTGTTTGCCTGCTTGGATTATGGGCAGGCAGCCAAACAGCCAGATCATCGCATGTTCGCATACAGCGTTGCTCGCTAACGATATGAGCCGTGACGTGCAGCACATCATGAACAAGCCTGAGTACCAGCAATTGTACGGTGTCCAGATACCGAAGCGTGGTGTATCAACTGAATCATTCAAGATAGCCAACGGGTCATCGTACAAGTGCGCAGGCACAGGTGGACCGATAACAGGCAAGCACTTTGACTTTGGCATCATTGATGACCCAATCAAAGGTGTCGAGGCTGCATTCAGTTCGGTGTATCGCGAGAAAGCATGGCAGTGGTACGTGCGTGAGTTCAGGTCACGTCGTAAAGGCTCAGGCGCTCGGATGCTACTCACAACAACGCGTTGGCATGGTGACGATCTTGCAGGCCGGATACTCAAGGCAGAGCCGGGTAAGTGGAAGATAATCAACCTCCCAGCGCTGGCTGAGGCAAACGACCCATACCGTGATCTCAATGAGCCATTGTGGCCGTCATGGTACAGCCAAGAGATGCTACTTGAAGAGAAAGCACTAGACCAATACGCATTCAGCGCGTTGTATCAGCAGCGTCCGGTTGCGGAAGGTGGCGGTGACTTCAAGCGTCATTGGGTGCGTGACTGTGAGCGACGTAACGACATGGTGTTGATTGACGGTAGGTGGTACGACATCAACACAAGCAAACGTTACCTCACCGTTGACCTCGCGGCATCCACAAGCACAAGGGCTGACTACACAGTGATAATGGCATGGGCATCCTTTGAAGGCCAGTTGGTGTTGCTTGACACAGTGCGGGTTCGATTAGAAGGCCCTGACATTCTGCCACAGATAGCGCTGGCGATGAACAAACACCGTGCGGGCACAGTATGGGTGGAGCGTATCGGATTCCAAACAGCGCTGCTTCAGGATGGGTTGCGTAAGGGGCTACCAATGCGACCATTGAACCCTGACAAGGATAAGGTCACAAGGGCCGCACCGGCTGCTGCATTGATGGCAAGTGGCAAGCTACACTTCGTTCAGGGCGCACCGTGGCAGGTCGATCTAGTTGATGAGTTGCTGCAATTCCCAGCAGGCAAGCACGACGATCAGGTTGATACGCTGGCTTATGGTGTCAGGGTGCACATGGACATGGCACGCAATACAATGACGCAATCAGCGCTGATGTGATTACAAAGCAATCTTTATTTTATAGCCGCATCAACCCTTAGTGCTTGACGTACACGAACACTTAGTGTACTAATGGCACCATGACCGTTTTCAATCCACAAGGCAACACAGTCGCAACGCCCTCGGAAGCTTACCTGACGATGGCGCGTGACTTCATGCGTGTGGATGACTTGGACGGTGGAGTGCGCCGGATGCGATGGCGTGCAGACCTTGACCAAACATGGCTACCAAAGGAAGAAGGTGAGGAATCTCGCGCTTATGGGCGCAGGGTTGCAAGGTCTGAACTGTTTCCGGGTCTTCGTTCTGCGCTCGATAATGCAGTAACCAAGCCATTCAGCCAATCGGTACAGCTTGATAACCTTCCGCCTGAGTGGGAGGATTGGGTCAAGAACATTGACGGGCAAGGCTCAGACGTTACCCAATTCTCAAGGCAATGGATGCGCTCTGCTATCAAGCATGGGTTGGCTCATTGCTTCGTAGATTACACGCAGGTCACAGGTGATGTCACCGCAGCCAGCGAGAGAGCGACTGGCGCTAGACCTGTTTGGCGAACCATAGAAGCAACAGACCTAATAAGCTGGAAGTCAGCAGTCTCAGCAACCGGCGAGGCTGTGCTGACAGAGATACGCTATCTATTCTACAAGGATGGCAAAGAGTTCTTGAAGATTGTCACGCCGACAGAATGGCAGATACATGAGAACGAAGCTTACAAACCGCCCGTGTACCGTGCCGACAATTCAGACAGCGACTACTACCGCTACCAAGACAACCGCAACGAGAACTGGAAGCCCGTCAACAGTGGCAGCATCACAGCAGCCCAATCGTTCACAGGCGTTCCGCTTGTCACATTGTATACGAAGCGTCGGGGCTACATGCTCGGCACCCCTGCAATGCTTGACCTCGCAGAGACCAATCTAACACACTGGCAATCCGCAAGCGACCAACGCAACCTAATGCACGTTACCCGCGTACCAGTGCTAGCAATGTTCGGCATGGACGCAAGCGACGATTCAACAGTAACGATAGGCTCAGGCACCGCAATCAGAGCAGGCGTTGACTCGCGCATCCAATATATCGAACACTCAGGCTCAGCGATGGGCCTTGGGATGGATGACCTCGAGAACCTTGAAGAACGCATGGTCCAGCTAGGCGTGCGACCGCATCAAGAGCGTACCGGCGACATCACAGCCACAGGGATTGCGGTAGGCGAGAACCGAAGCAATACAGACATTCAGGCTTGGCTAACAGCGGGCAATGCTGCACTGATGCAAGCCTTTGAACTATCAGCCGAATGGTTGAACACTGAAGTACCTGAAGACTTCACAGCATCCATCTTCAATGACTTTGCAATCGGGCTATCCGATGGCGCTGACATGAACATGATTGTATCGCTCATGGATAAGTACCCTGACGCGATGATTGAGGTAGGCTTCCGTGAGATCAAGCGACGCGGCCTGTTTGGCGATGGCGTTGATATTGATGAGTTGGTAGCCAAGGTATTAGAAGGCAAAGAACAACGGGCGCAAGCAGCCCGCGCACAATTCGCACCGTCAAAGCCTGATGATTCTGGGATAGATGATTCAGACGATGACAACAATCCGGGTGGGATGCCCGATGACCGGGAGGGTCAAGAATGAGTTTACTTGCAGCAGTAGCCACACTGGATGGCCTCGATGAGACAACCGCAAAGCTATACAAGGCAGACGGCGAGCGCTTCGTGCTTGACGTGCAGCCTGTAGACGGCTTCGTGCTTGAGAACGTGACAGGCTTGAAGTCTACGGTGACGAACCTCAGAGGGCAGTTAGACGAAGCGAACAAGCTGAACAAGGCTTGGGACGCTATAGACAAGACACCCGCAGAAGCGCAGGAAGCGCTGACCAAAGTTGAGTCTATGAAGGACTGGACCCCAGAGGAACGAGTCGCTGAACAGATTGAAGCCAAGACGAAAGAAGTAGCATCTTCTAAGCAGGCTGAGATTGATGCGCTCAATGTACGGTTCGGAATCACAATGGCAAGCCTTGAAGCCGCCACTGTCAAGCAAGCGCTGATTGATGCCGCCACGAAAGCGAACTTTGTTTCGCCTACACTGGCACCAAAGCTCTTTCGTGACAGCGTGAAGCTGCAAGAGAAGGACGGCGTGTTTACAGCGATAGTCGTAAACAACCAAGGCGAGCAACGAACCAGCGTACAGGCGAACGGTGACATCAAGGCAGTGAGTATTGAGGATTACATTGCTGAACAGGCAAAGCTTCCTGAATACCTGCCGCTAATCCAAGGCAACCCTGCAAGCGGGACAGGCAACCCGACCCAACTGCCAAGCACCAACCCGAACACTAACGCTCAGCTATCAAGGGGCGAAAGTGAAGGGCAAGCATTGAACGATCTATCGAACATATTAGGGCGCTAAGCGCCAGAAAGTAAGACATGGCAACCTTTACAACCCCATTGACGCTGCAAGAGGCGAATCGGGCAGGCGAGCTTTCACAAGTTGACGCTGCACTGATTGAAACCTTCTTGCCGTCTAAGACACAACGCCCAGATCAGATGGCGAACTTCTTCAACGTGTTCCCGTGGCTCGACATGGCAGGCGTGCTGAGCTATCAGTACACCCGCGAACTGGGCCTCCCAACCGTAACCCCGCGTGCGCTGAATGAAACCATCACACGCTCAGTAGGCAGCACCGAGCAAGTCAAGGAAGCACTCAAGATTTACTCGCATGAGTTCATCGTTGACGAGGTTCTGCTTCGTACTTCAGCAGGCGCAGCAGCCCGTGCAACTCAGGCGAGCATGGCAGCTAAGGCTGTGTTGCAGACCATCCAGAACCACATCTTCAAGGGCGACGAAAGCTCAAGCGCCAACCAGTTGACGGGCCTTCAAGCTCGCATCACTGGCGATCAGCTTGTAAGCGAAGGCTCAACCTCTGGCGGTGACCCGTTGCAGATTTCAAACCTGCGTGACTCTATCGACCGTTGCTATGGCGACGGCCCTAAAGTCATTGTATGCGGTAAGGGCCTAGCCCGCCGCTTGGATGCAGCCGTTGGACTTGCAGGCGTAGGCGCTGCAATCCGTTCAGAACAGACCGCATGGGGCATGAAGGCTCAGACGTTTGACGGCGTTCCAATCATCCCTGTAGCTGACTTCTCAGGTGGTGATACCATCCTCGACTTCAGCGAAGCAGGGGCAGGTGGTGGCACAACCGCTACAAGCCTTTACGTTCTGTGCCTCGGCAACAGTGACGTTCATGGTCTTCGGAGTGGCGACATGTGGGGTGGCGATGTCAAGTCATCCAGCGAACCGGGCGACGTTAGCCGCGTGACTTTCCAACCGGGCTTGGCTATCAAGCGTGCAACTTCAGCCGTCCGTCACTACGGTATCTCTGACGCTGCGGTGATCGCATAACAACCGAGGCTATGAGCCTCAGAAAGATAATGAAATGACTGTTCAAACACATACCTTCGACGCAACCGCAGTGATGAAAGCCGCTGGCCTCATTGCTGCAAGTGCAGCCGTTGCAACAATCCTCGACCTCGGGCCGGGTGTCGGACATCGCGTATTCAAAGTAATGGCTGAAGTCACGGCAATTGAAATCGCTTCAGGCGACGAGATCTATGACATCGTTGTGCAGGGTTCGCCGGATGCAGCATTCGGCACCGCTGCAAACATCGTTGAACTTGGTGCAATCAGCCTCGGCGATGCAGCAACCAAGCGCACTGACTCAGATCGTGACGATGTAGCAGGCCGTCGCTCTGTGATCGTTGAGAACCTCAACGAAGCAGGCACACCACTACGTTACGTTCGACTGTATACCGTTGTTGCTGGCACTATCGCCACTGGTATCAACTACAGTGCCCGCATGGTTCCGTTAGACATCAAGGCGTAAGCACGCACGGGACAGGGCTTGGCTAACACTAAGCCCTTGACCGTCTGTTCTTAGGAGAATGATATGCAAGACAAGAAACCATTCAAGGCGTATGACGCTGCGGGTGAGGAGTACGGCTATAAGACGGCCATCGACCAACACCACGCCTGCACCATTGCAGGCTACAGCCTGACAAGGCCCGGTGAGGCTATGCCTGCCAAAGCCAACCCGATGCGGCAGTATGACAAGATGAGCGCTGATGACCTGCGGAAGTTGTGCATAGCCAAAGAGATCAAAGGCTACACATTGCTGAATCGTGAGCTACAGATTGAGGCGCTGCTTGAATCCGACAAGATCAAGCCAGCACCAGTGGCAACGGTCACTATGCCTGAAGCGCCTGCCGAGCCAGTTGAGACGGTAAGCGTTGCAAGCGAGCCTGTTGACAACGAGACAGCCGCAGAGCGCAAGAACCGCAAGGCCCGTGAAGCACGCGCGAAAGCGAAGGTGGCATAATGGCTGACGAAACTGACGGCTTGGTCAATAGCGACCTGCCAAGAGACAAGAACCAAAGCGCTGTAAACGTAGGCCACCATATCCAAGTTGAGGATGAGGCGCTGACAGGTGCAAGTGGCGCAGGCGATACGTTCGCCATCACGGTTCCAGCGGGCGCGATGGAGGTCAAGCTATACGTGCTTGACTCAAGCAACGCACTTCTGCCATTCACGATTGATGACATTCAAGACACGCCTGACACCGCATTGTGGCCGACCGCTTTAGGTGCTGCCATCTTCGGATGCTCAGGGCATACAACCATCGCGGGCAGCGTTGCAACCGGTGACCTTGCCGACGCGGCGACCGGCACGGCGGTCTGTATCTTCACAATGGGCAAAGGTCGATAATGACAACAGGCGCAAACATCCGTGAGACTGTAAGCATATCCACGCCACGCACGGGGAGTATGCGCCTAGCCCGTATCGCCTTGACCGGATGGGGCGATGCAGCCACACCACCAACGCTTGAAACGTTCAGCGATCATGGGCGGCTATGGGTCAAGTATACGACAGCCACAGCAACGCTTGAGATGTTTAGACGTTCTACAATGCTAAGTGGTGACCGAGTGGCCTACACGTCCACAGCGGCAGCTGACGGGCTTGCCGTGTTGGTTGAGGATAACTCAAGCGGCATCAGTGGCACATGCGAAGTTGACAACGGAACACCCGGCACGCTGCCAACCGCAGACGTAACGATGGATATCATCATCAGCTATGCAAGCGAGTACGATCTACGAAGCATTCAGGCTCAAGTGGCACAGCTTCTTGACTCCACAACCTCAGACTGGCAGGCACAAGGCAACCGCTTTGAACGCTTGCTGAACGAGGCAAAGATAATCGTTGACCGTTGGATTATCAAAGAGCAGCTAGGCAAGTTGTGCAAGGATACATGGAGCCGCTTGGCTCTAGCACACATTGTCAATCAGTATGACCTAAGACGCACGCAGGCACTAGTCGCCCTGCACATAGCGACCCTGAACCGTGCAGGCGTTGACCCTGACCGCATGGACCAAGCAAACAACTTCCTTGCGCTGGCTAAGAATGAGTTCCGTGACATCAGCCTAGTGTTCGACAACGAGCGCGACCTAAGCCCCGACGATGCAACACGGGCGGGCGTGGTTAGGATTGTGAGGTCTTGATATGTCAGAAGCAGAATATGAAGACGATAGTTTCAAGCCTGTTTGCGAGGTTCCAAAGAACCAGCGTAGATTCTATGTATTAGAACTTGCTAACGAGTTGTTCCAATATAGCTGCCCTGACAATGGCGGGCCTCCAAGCATATCACCAGAACAAGCATTCACATTCGCTGAGGAGTTCGTTGCTGAGGCTGTGCGGAGAGGCTACTAATGCCGATTCGTGCATCAGTGACCAACGCAGAGACCCTAACCATCAACGGGCTTGATTCCGTCATCCCTCAGAAGCAATGGAAAGTATGGCTAGAAGATGTGGCCGAGCTTATCCATGAGCGCATTGCTAAAGCCTTCGAGAACGAAAGCGCCGCAGGGAAGGCCCTAGGCCGAAACCTCTCATCTACTACTCAGGCGAAAGCCACAGAAGGCGCTGACCTGCGGCGTGGCCACATGTTCGGCGACCTACAGGACGGGCTAGACCGAGGCGGCTATGACACAATCAGCCAATCCAAGACCCGTGCTATCATCAAGTTCGACCAAAACAAACTATACAACATCGTCCCTCACGCCCTGTACTACGCCCGCACGAAGGTGGCAGGCCACAGAATCCTAGTTGTCCTGCAACGTGACGCACGCATGGCTGAGAAATACCTGACCGCTAGAGCGAAGGAATACGCGCAAGGTATCGAGCGCACAGGCAGACGATCAACCAGAAGCCGCAGGGAAGCAACGCGGCGGGCAGGCAACAAGATACTAGACGCGGTTGTGCGATTCTTGAGGAGGCTCTAATGGCAACATTGATTCAGGAACTAGGCGAGGCTATCCGTGATTCACTGCGGGCGAACGCTACGTTCATCGCTATCCTTGGGCAGACTGACTCTGTGACAAACATTGAGTACGCCGACCAACCGAGCGCGATCAGCCCTAACTATGGGGGCGCTGGCTTCCTACGCTTCGAGCGAGTAGAGCCGCCAATTGAATCAGACTATGAGGACTCAGGGCAATCAACATTCCTTTACGCATTTGCAGTGACATTGCAGGACGTGGCGGGCGCAGGTACGGACTTGGGCCTCTGCGCTACGGCGACCCGTTCAGTGTTCGTCAATAAGGGCAAGAGTGTACTTGATACACTTAGCCATGTTGATAGTATAGGAGGCGGAACAATTACAATTTCAATAGACGCTGACCCACTGGACACACTAACAGATAGGGATATGCCCATAGTGTTAGCGTCAATTGCCGTGAAGCTCTGGCACGCAATGCCATTGACCACATAAGGGGGCAACGATGGAACTGAACGAAATAAAACAAACGATTGCGCAGGCTATAGATATGGCCTCAATGGCAGGCGGATTCGCCAGCCTGAACCCACAAGCGCAATTGAAAGTGTTATCTGCTAGGGATGCGCTGCTTGCTTATGAGCCACCGCTACCCAAAGCGCCCAAAACGAAGGATAAGAAATGAGTTGGTCAGCGTTTGAAACCTTGCTAAAGGCTACGTGCAAGCACGTCAACGAGTCGCACAAGTCAGCGTCTCAGAATGCAGTCAACATCATCGGCACTGGTGAGGCTCTAAAGACAGCGTTTGCAGGCATCGACGGTAACGAGGATGTGTCCGCTGCTATCAAAGCAGAGCGTAGTAGTCTCAACACGATGACCGCTAATTGGCGTACATCAATGAATGCCTGCCTAGCATACGGCGGCACTCAGCTTGGTACGCCAAGCAAGTACGTTCAAGGCGGCTCAATCCTCAACTTCGCAGGCCTGATGCGTGACATCAATGCCGACATGGAAACCAACAGCCGCAGCATCGAAACCAAGGCTATCACCTACGCAGCCGACCCAACCGCTGATGATGACGGAATCATTGAACGTGTAACGGTTGACCCGAACGGTGAGAAGATCGAAGGCGGCATTCACGCGGGCACGCTTGATGTTGAAGTGACAGGCACGCGGGCAACCGGCTTAGGACCGTGGCAAAGCACTGCCACAATCTCGGGCCGCGATCAGGGTAAGGATGTATTCGATAACAACGCACCCGCAACCAACCTGACAATTGAAGCCACGAACCCAAGCAACAACAAGCAGTCCATCATATCCAACCCGAACCTAATAAGCGGACTCACTAGCCGTGCTGACACCGCAGTGGTCACTACGCTCTCAAAATGGGCGCTCTCAGGCTCGGCAACGCATACGGTGGATACATCAATCCTATTCCGCGACAATACGCTCAGTCACAAGATTGTAGGCACAGGCGGCGCAACGCGGGTATTCACTCAGACTATGAAGCTCAATGGCCCACAGTTCCGTTACAACCCTCAGAAGCTTTTCGTACCCGTGTACAAGACAGGCACGCCAACAGGCAACATTACAATCGCGTGGGGCAGCAAGTCTCAGGTCTGGACGGTTGCAAGTCTGTCAGCAGGATGGAACTACCTGACCCCTGACAACGATTCAGACATCTACCCTGATAACTTCGACGAAGCCGCAGCCACGTTCGTTGTGACAGTTGAATGCACCACCGGCGATTCGAGTAACTATGTGAATGTCGGCTGCATCCTCGGCACAGTAGCAGCCAAGTGGAACGGTGTCTTCCACTTCCACTGGAGCCAGAACGGCACAAGCGCTCTTGGCGTTGTGAAGACGATTGCTGATTCAGCAACATCAGCAGGCTTGAATCAGACGGCGATACTACTTGCTTACAATTACGACCCTGACGCGTACTTGCGGGCCACAGGTTCACCAACCATTGCGGATTACACCTAAATGACAGCACGCTCAATACCAGCTAGAGTTTACATCGGGCCAACCAAAGCGGCCACGACTGGTACTGTAGTGCTGAACATCCAAGACGATACGGTGCAATGGGAAGATGGCCGCAAGACTAAAGCAGTAGGTGGCGGGCTTGAGCCTGACGCATGGGACACAGTTGAGGACTTTGAGAACTCACCACCCAGCCTATCCTTTAGCCTGCGCGACGTAAGCGCCCAGACGATAGACCTGCTATTCGGCTTCACGACTGCGGGAACGTCTAAGCTGCATTCAGACAAGAACGACACGCCTGCTGAGTTTACGTTGGCTGTGCGTCCTGATGGCAGCGACAACATCCTGTACGGGCCGCGCTGGAAGCTGCATCCCGATAGCGTTGCAATACTTCAATGGGCGCGTGACATGAGCGCCTATGAGGATACAGAGGTCATCCTGATACCGCAACGCAGCACTGACGGCACCAAGCGCGCAACCATGCTGGATACCGCATCAGCAATTGACACTTACTATGGACTGTAGCCATGAGCATAGCATCTATACGCCGCGCTCAATCAGGCGCAACCAAGAAGCTAAAAGACTTCAAGAAGGCTTTCAAAGCCATCAAGAAGAAGATGGTACAGGCTGTGCAGAAGACAGGGCGCAGACGCTTCAAGATGATGCACAAGCGTTACGAGAAAGCCCTGTACGCTAACAAGCAAGGCAAACTGTCCCGCGTTCGCAAAGCCAGCAAAGCCCACAACCTTGTCAAGCAAGAGCTAGGCTTAGACCCAAGGCCCGGACACATGCGCAAAGGTGTAAGCAAACACATGCGCAGCCCTAAGTCATTCAAGAAGAATCAAACTGGCTTTATCATCAACATCAAGGCCCCGAACCTGACAGTTACAGGCAAGACCACCGGAGCCGCAAAGCTGCGTGCTATTGCTGGCAAGGCCATCATCACTGACAAAGAAGTGGTAGGCCATCAGGTCAAGTTCCAAAAGACCACCCGCAAGTCATTCAGGGTCAACGCTTACATTGACGCATTCAGCGATCAGAAAGCGCCGGGCCTCGGCAGTATCACCGACGCAGACGGCAGAGCCATCGACAAGGCAGCAAAGACAGCAGCCGAGAAACACCTAGCCAACGTTACCAAGCAAGCCGCATCGCTATCAAGGCAAGCGGTCAATAAGCTGGTGATTGATGTAGGGAGGTGGGTCTAATGGGTATCGAAGTCACTCAAGTCAAGGTTGAGCTTGCAGGCGATAAGAAGGCAGGCAAGAAGCTCGACAAGCTAGACAAGAAGATGGACGAGGTGAAGCGGTCAGCCGTTGCAGCCTCGTCAGCCGTATCGGCCACAGACGCTAAAGCCAAGGGCGGTCTAGGCTCCCGCTGGTTGGCACTCAAGGCAGGCGCTAAGAAGCGCGGCATCCTGAAAGAGGAATCACTTGAGTGGGGACCGTTGGCATTGACTCGCGGTGGCTTCGCTGTACCAGAGGAATTCCGCAAGGGTCAGACCGCAGGCCGTGCGGGTCCGTTGCTTCGTGGCGCATTCGTTGCGACCGTGGCAGGGCAAGCAATCGGCGCATCATTGAACGCCGCTGCCGATGCCGTGGACTTCCTGAAGAAACGCCCAAGCTGGGAAGAAATCAAAGACGCTTCAACCGATGTAGCCTTAGATGCCTCTAGCGCTCTGTATGAGACAGTCGGCGCTAAATCCATACTCAAAGGCGGGCATAGGCTCGCAGGCGGCAACCCTGAAGTGTTCGAGGCTGCATACGCCGATGCATTCAGCACTGGCTTGACAGCCGTACAAAAGCAAGCCGCCGATGGCACAGAGTTAGCCGCCATCCGTGCGCTTGCCGCTGCAAGTATCAAGGCCGAAGAAGCTAAGAAGGACGCACTCCGCAAGCAGCTAGAAACCCAAGATGCTGAATATGCCAAGGTAGCTAAGGGTCTGAAGACAAAGATACACGGCATCAAGGGGACATCGCTGAACCGGCAAGCTAACCAAGACTTTCAAACGATCATGCGTGACCACGATCAGGAACGATTGAAAGAGATGAACGATAAACGCACACAGCCAGCAAGAGAGATGCTGCAAGAGATGGAAGGCTGGTAACCCATGCAGATGAAACTCAAAGTAGGCAGCTACGAAATAAGCCACGACCCGACAGCAAGCACCACGTCAGGGGTCAAGCTATATCTGCCTGATGGTACTCACTTCCAATGGAGCGAGGACCGCACTAACGCTCAGATGGTATTCGGCTGTGAAGTTGTAGCCGCTGACTCTGATGCGTTGTCAGTAGCCGTCAAGGCAGTGACAGCAGCCATCACAGGCGCAACCAATTACGACCTTGAGTTTCAACACGATGCAGGCTCCGAGATGGAGTCATGGAAAGTATCAACAGGAGAGTTCAGCCGCATCGTTGGCAGCGTTGAAACAGACGTTCGCGACGTTGAGGCGCTTATCCTGATGACGTTCAACGCTGAACGCATCGCACCGCTGAACGATGGCGCAGGTGACATTGCTGGCACCATCGGGGATATGTCATTCGACTTCAGCCAAGACATCAATGGCATCACCAACATGAGCGCAACCGCTGTATTCAAAGACCGTTCAAGCGCGGTGGCGTGGGTTGTGGGCGTGCGCGCAGGCTCGGCAGGTGCATTGCCTACATGGCTACATGACGACTTCAAGCTGATGTCATGGCGTGACGATCTAACGCTACCCGGCGACCAACCAAGCCCCGTGGTGGATTCAAGTTACAACCCTGTAAACTGTCAGTTCATGATGACCCGCTTGCCTTCAAGCCTTGCATCAGACTCAGCATTCGACAATATCTACGCCGCTAACTATGACGTGGCGATAACAGAGCGCGAACCGTTGGACATCGCAAGCGGTGACCAAGCAGGTAGCGACGTTACAATCTCAGGCACGCTCCAATTCAAGACCGAGAAAGACACGACGTGGGATTCAGGCGATACCAGCGTAACAGCCTTAGCAGCACTCAAGAGCGCGGCAGAGGCAGCCATCGACGTAATCATAAGCGATGCGGAAACCCGCACAGGCGAGACTTGGACGAAAGCCGCTGACCTTATCCTGACACAATCCAATAACGGTGAGGTCGCATTCCGATACTTAGGGCGTGCGAACTTCGGCAATATCATTCGATGGGTTGAAAGTGTCAGCTTGACACGAACCACCCGCGACCGGAAGCTCTCAGGCTCCAAAGGTGACAGGCTGTTCAAGCACCGCCACGGTCCAAGCGTCCAGATATCATGGTCGCTGGTTGTGGAGTCATTCAGCTTGATCAGCCCAACCCCGCCTGCCGCAGTCACTAGTGGTCAATGGCAGGAGCTAGCCTTCACACCGGGCAAGCCTATCGAGGTCAAAGGCATGGGCGACCTCGGGAACGCTTACATGCAATCGTTCAACGGTTCATGGGAGAAAGTCAATGATGGCTCAGTAGCATCGACGGCTTATGATTATGCAGGTGCAGTATGACCGGAACAATCATTGATCTTGGTGGCGTGGTATTCGACGATGCAGATGTGCAATGGCCTCTGTATCGTGGTAGCCAGTTGCGCACAGTCGTTGTTCAACAAGGCGGCGACCGTGCTGCTGAGTTCGAGGCGCTGCCGTACATCAATGACCTATCATGGACCGTCGCAAGCGAAGACGGCAGGGCTGACCCTGCACACGACACAATCACAGTTAGCGGCGTAAGGCTGCTTGAGGTCAGGAAGCTATCAGAGGAAGTCTGTGAGCTACACCTTGCCGACTGCCGTGCAGACATCGCCCGTGAGCTATTCCCAGCAGACATCAACATCCTATGGCGTGACGGCTACCTGAATGGAACCGAGTGGCCCTACCTGCATGAGGTGATTGATTACATCGTGCCACTGTCTCCAATCCTAGCAGCCAACATCGCGCCGTACCTAATCAACAGCAATGAGCGAATAGAGGACGGCACGTTGACAGCAGGTAGCATGATGCTCGCTGGCTTGGATAGAATCTGCGAGAGCGTTGGCTATGACTACACTGTAGGCACTGACGGTTTGCTGTACTTCGCGACCCGTGCCACAGGCTCAACTATCAACATCGCCACCAACGCTTACAACTGGGCGTTCGGGCTAGAGCCAACATGGAACACAACCTCCCGAAGCCGCAAGGGTTTGCCGAGGGTTATCAACGTATATTACCAGCAACGCCACAACATCGAACTTGAGCCAGAAGCAGCCATAAGCGTGACCGATGATGAGCTAAGTGTCGAATTAGTACAGCGCTACGGATACAACGGTGAGTACCTGAGCCTTGAGGACTTGCTTGATGCGCTTGGTGGCAGCATCACAGAGGAACAGATAGCCCGCGTAATCAATACAAACAACTTCGATGGCACCGGCGCAGAGCGTGACGGTAGCAACCCCGGCGCACAACTGATAGCAATCATCAAGCGCGATTGGCGTAAACTCTACAAGGTCAACTATCCGTCAGCCGATGGCAAGCGTGGCGGTTGGTCTGACCTGCGATTCGGTGAACTATCGCTAGTCAACGGTGAACTACAGAACGACATAGCTGCAACGCCTGTAGAGGCTGAGTTCGTCACATGGTTCAACATGGCAGAGGGCAATACGCTTGACGGCGCGAAGGTTGGCGCGGTTCATGAGATAGACAACGGCGTGCTGCCCGACGCGCCTTTCAGCGCTGCATGGGAATCTGAGCCAGATGACATCATACGCTTGAGCTTCAATGGCACGATTGACAACGTGCAGACCGCATGGCTGGGGCGAATCAGCGAGCTAATAGGTTTGCAGATATACGTCGGCTGGGGCGAGGATGACGATGGCAACAGCACGGCAACCAAGGCGGGCGTATTCATACCTCAGATGGAAGACCTCAAGTTCCACAAAGAAATGCTGATGAAGATCAAGATGGTTGGCACAAGGCGGCTACCAAACAACCGTGACCGATGGACCAAGATTGAGATCCCCGGCTTCACTGGCGGCGATATCGACAGCGTAGATTTAGAGGTTGCAGACGAACTTTACAGCCTACACCTGAAAGACTTCAGCGCACCGCAGAACTCGACAAAGCTCTTAGCCGATGCGTACCGCAGAGCCACACGGTACATCAACAAGCTCGAAGCCGCATTGGATGGCTCAGCAACCGCATTGGGCATGGAACTTGTAAAAGACTTGGGTAAAGTAGACGGCGCAATCAGAGAGATGACCCTGCGCACAGATGGCCTTGTAGTGCTATCAGAGATAAGCGTAGGCAATCTTGACAACCCACAGGCCCGCTATGCCCGCAAACGCCGCAGAGATCAGCAGCGTAAAGTTAGAGTATCAGGCAAGGAGATAGCCTAGATGGCAGGCCGCGACCAAAGACTGGTAGACTCAGCACGCCTAGCGTGGTTGAACACTGACGACCGCAGCAAGGCGGCGTTCAGCCTATCCCCTGAGAAGATCACAAGCGGCAGAACCCTATCAGGCAACCGTGCCCGGGACGTGGGCCTAGCGTTGCCTACAGGCCGTGTGTTCGCCCGCACTGATGGCTCGCTTGCATGGGGCGGCGTTGATGCACTTGCGACTGATGCAATGCTTGCTCGCGAAGATACCGACAATAAAACATTCATTCCAGTTGATGCGCTTGGTGGCGATACGCCCGGACTAAGCCCATTCAATCTTGAGGGTGATGACGAGAACATCCGTAAAGCCTTGCCCAACGAGGTTATAATCATCCGAGGCTCAGATGTTGGTGAGGACTTCGAGAAAGCCCACGTTGCATTCTCACCGGGTGGGGTACTTGTAGCGCACAACAAAGGCACCGAAGCCCCAAAGAACTCAAGCCGTGTGCATGACAACGGCAGCGACGATGATTGGGATGGCGGGCTTCATTCAGTGTTCTGGGTTCGTCCGTGGTTCGACGCGCACAGCCAAGGGCAGTCTGTTGTAGGTGAGCCTGAAGAACCAATGACGGTCGCTCTAAACTTCTGGCATTCTGCTGATAACACAGGCTATGGCGCTGCGTATTTTGGGCCTGAAAAAGACGCAGCGCCCGGCACTATCAACCCCCGAGGTGCTGGTGGGATTGGACTATTGTCTGCCCACTTCAACGGACCATTGCGGCAGGGCGCTCCCAAGCAGTGGATAGCTGACACAGCAGAGGATGGAGTGCGCAGCGCTGCTATTGACCTGCTAGCACATTACGGCAATGGGCTTGATAACGCGACCGCGCCTCACTTCTTCACTAGGTTATTCTACGAAGCTGCTGACACTAAAGGCCCATTCGTCAAACGTGTAGACCGTGTGTTCGATAACAGGGCAGGCGGTAACACTTCCTTTTGGCGCGATCAACACTACTCATTCTGGAATAATTATCCTGAAGAAGTCCCGCCGGAATCAGGCGTTGGACCACCCGGCCCTCCGGGGCCTCCCGGACCTCCGGGCTTCGGTCCACCCGGCGGTGGCGGCCCTCCGGGGCCTCCCGATGGCGGCGAAGGTGAAGGTGAAGGTGAAGACGACCCCGGACCCGATGAAAACGAAGCGGGCGGTGCAGCAACCACCACACCTGACGAAGTTGAGTCTCCATCGAAGCACGGCCAGCCAGCGCCGGGACTTCCTGACGAAGGCTCGCCGCGTGAATTCCCGAACGGCGCAGAGCTTCCGGGCATAGGCGACGAGACAGGCCCCGCTGACGCAAGCGAAGAAGGCCAAGACTTTTCAGTGCGAAGTCAGACCGCACAGTTCTGGCGGAACCGTTACGGCTTCAGCGAGGAAGAATGGCTCAGGACTCCGCGTGTCAGCCATCAGATATCAATCCCTGTCTACACAACAAGCGTGCCTGATGAGGGCGCTAACAGCTTAGACCGTCGCTGGGATACCGAGAAATCCAGCCTTGAGGAATTGACGTTTGATTCTAATGGCCGCGTGATTGCTCGCATACCGGGCATAGGCCCCGGCTCTGAAATCTTCGCACCCGCAGCAATCAAAGGCCCTGAGATATTCGGGCGCAAGTGGCATAGCACGCAAGATGACTTTGGACTGATAGTTGCGGCAGGCAAGAATGCTGACAGTCAGATACTTGACAGTAGGCTCGGCATCGGCGTTAGAGCGCATGAATCAGCCTTCGTTGCAAGCGGTGTTGAACTAAGCCTAGCCTATGACGGCGTTGGTGGCAGCACTACACCTGACGCTCATATCTGGACGAAGGACGAAAACGCTGCTAACGATACAGACGGTCAGCTTTACTTCAATGGCATTCCTATAGATGTGATGAACGGATTCTATGCAACGGTAGATGATTCAAGCGGGCTTGAACCCGGCTTTGCAATGGCTATCGACCCCACCACGAAGTTGTGGGTTACGGCTGATGGCGCTGACGACACGTTAGACACTGTTGCGGCGGTCCTTGAGATCGTTGACTCCGGTACTATCCGTATGATTCATACAGGCGTTTTGAAGCTCACCGATGTTGAGTGGGCAGCGGTGCTTGAATCGGGCGCGGCTCCTGTGATAGGTCAGAACTATTGGCTATCCGAATCAGGCGACGGCACGGCTGGCAAGTGGACCACGACTGAACCTACTACCGGATTCAAGCAATACCTCGGCACAGCGTTCAATGACGATGGCGACGATACCAAGATGCTATTCAACCCGTTGAAGCCTGAGAGCGCTGACCCGTTCGCGTTGACGGTTACGACAATCACAACAGACGCATCAATTACATTCCAAGAGTCTGGTTACATTACAAGCGGCACGGGGCTGACGATAAGCTTGCCGAACATCACAAGCAGCGACATCGGCAGAACATGCGAGCTAGTGAACCGTTCAGGCGCATCACAGACCGTTGACCCTGACGGCAGCGACACGATTGAGGGCAGCGCAACAGGGACAATTCTAAATGGCCAGTCATGGCATATGAGAGCTATGACTACAAGCGTATGGGTGCTGGTATGACTTTTATTCCTAATAAGCCTTTTGTTATGAGCATCGCGGAGGGTGAAGTCGCAGGCTATTCTTATGTTGAGAAGTTCGGTCACAACCCTGATATTGACTCAGGCAGTGTGCCGGAAACTATTTGGGATAATAGTGATCAAGTCGTATACCCAACGGCTGCGAGGATACATGATTTCGCATCCACCAGCGCACAGGATGTAGGCACGTTAGTTTCAACAGGCACCGCAACAGGCGGCAGCAAGACAACCATTATCGACACAGGCGCTACGTTCTTAAGTGACCACGTTGCAGCGGGCGATACGGTTATCAATGACACAACGATGGAGCACAGTGTCGTTGTGACCGTCGATTCTGAAACGCAGATTACTACCGAGAACACGAGGCACGGGGACAACCTGACAGACAGTGGAGACACCTATCGGGTTGTAAGCCCAGCAGGCACAGGTGCAAGCGTAGTCCATATAAAGCAGGGTCTTGATGGGGCTTTGGAACCATTAGAAGAGTTTGTAATAACGAACGGGACAACCAATGTCCCGACACTGAACGAATACCTCAGAATACCCCGCGTGCATATCGAGGGTGCGGCAAGTGCCGCCGCATCAAACGTAGGTGACATTACAGCCACGGCGCAGACTGACGGCACAGTGACAGCGATCATTGGCGCTGGTGAGGGTCAGACGGCGCAAGCCTTCTACACGGTCCCTGCGGGCAAAACGGCATGGTTAGAAAACTGGTGGGGTAGCCTAAACCGTAAAGGCTCGACGGCTGGCGCTATGGTTGACATTGAATTATGGGTGACACCGCACGCTATAAGTGGTGCTTCTGGCAGCAGGTTGGGTCAAGTAATGGCTTTGTCTATCAGCGGCACATCTTCCGACAGGCATGATTTAGGTGAGGGGGGCATAAAATTCGAGCATGAGACTGACATCGAAATCCGATGCGTTTACACGTCGGACAACAACGTGAAAATGTCGGCTGGTTTCAGGCTCAGGATAAAAGACAATGAGTAACTCAAGAGTATCAGGCGGCGGTTCAGGCGGTGGTGGTTCAGGCGACGTATCAGCAGCCGCAACCATAACGAATGATTCAATCGTTCGTGGCGATGGCGGCGCAAAAGGCGTGCAGGATTCAGGGCTATATGTCGAGGACGTTGCGGGCAGCGATGCAAGGCTCCATGCAGGCGGCGTGAGTGACATTGAAATCAACCCTAACAAATCAGGCTTCACAACTGTTGGTACTGGCAATGATGTAGACATCGACGCGGGCGCTGGCACTGTGGCTAACGGTGGTATCACAATAGCCGCCACAGACGCAGCATCGGTTGCTATCGGGCGTTCAGGCATACTTACAACCATCAGCGGGCTAACGAAGGCTCGGCTCCCGTTCGTGTCATTGCTCAAGACAAGTAGCCAGAACGTAGGCGGGGCCAACGGAACAACAACCGCTATCACATGGCAGACTCAGAGCGAACTAGACTCGGACTATTTCAGCCACGATTCAGGCACCAACCCTGAGCGCATCACAGTAGCCGAAGCGGGCTGGTACAATCTCAAAGCGACAATCGGGGCTACCCAAGGCGGCGGTGCTAGGACTACCTTGCAATGCGTTTACCGCATCAATGGCGGTGCGGCGGTGCTTACGGGATTGGGTAGCAGCTATTCGCGTGGTTCTAGCTATGGCGACTTAGCACCACAGCTAGACGTGGAGCTACGGCTAGCGGCGAATGACTATATTGAGGTCTTGACGATTGTTGAGGACTCGGACGGTACGTATACTATCAACACAGACGTTGCAAGCTGCCAAGTGGTCTTGCGATGGATGGCGGCATAGGGAGTAGGTAATGACAATTGACATTCTAGTAAGAGACTCATTCGACGGCGTAACGTACCCGACTAGTATCAACGGTCGGACATGGGACAACGTGGGCGGTGGTTCGCTTGCAGGCATTACGCACACGGGTTTGTCTAGTCAGATCAAAGGCGAGTATTCGATTTCTAGTCGTGTGGATAATACGAGCGCCCACGATGCGATCATTGCCAACAGCTTCGATTACGCCGACGCACCTAGCGATGGCGACGGTGTAGGTATCCGTGCGAACACTGAATTGTGGGCGGGGAGTTCATGGTTCCGGTTACACCCTCGCTGGGTTGATGCGAGCAACCGTATTATCGTTGATTTTACAGTTGGTTCAACTCCGAAGGTCACTGCAACAGCAGGCGGCTCCCAAGTCCACAACGCTAATATGACCAGCTTCTCAAACATCGGCACCTCGAATGTACTTTACGAGGCATACGTGGTGGACACTGCTACAGGGGTCACGGTCACGGTCACAGTGGATGCAGAGACATACTCGGTAGACATTGCATCGACTGGTTTACAGGTAGCCAACATAGCCGCAACGCCATCACTTATCCTCGCTCAGTGGAATTCAGGGCGGCAAAACTACACTTGGGTTTATGATTTGGCGATAGTTCAAGTAGCAGGCGGCGGAAGCACCCCACCACCACCCCGCGTAGGCGGAATGCAGCTTGGCATGGGCATGGGTTTGTAATCGGATTGTAGCAACATGGAAATAATGTATCGTGTAAACTATGATGGACAGACCAGTTACAATACCTGCATGGTTGGCGGCGATTACATGCTTGATTGTATTTACGTCAAGCGTGATAATGCCCTTACGGTCCTCCGCGCTGCAAACTCGCTTGGATGCTTTGGAAGCAGAATTGAAGACGCTCAAAACAACGAAGGCGAACTCAGCGACGGTTCGGGAACTCAGGGAGAAGGTTGATGGAAAGTCTGATTGAAGCATTGTTCTCGGACACAGCATTGGTAGGCGGCGGAGGCTTTACATCGTTTGCTATTCTGTTCTACATGTTCAAGGCGTACAAGAAGTCTAGCGACGATGCGCATCACAAGACGCATAAGACCCTTGAAGACCTAACGGGCGCAATATCAACAATCAGCACAACCTGCGCGCTCATGGAGCAAGACCTGAAACATGGCAAGGGTGAATTCAGGGAAGTCAAGGCCCGCCAGAACCGGCACTCAGAGAAGCTAGACGTGCAGGCAGGCAAGATTGCAGTGCTCGAAGGGAAGGCAACCTAATGTTAAGCAAGCTATACAGCCGGAAGCTATGGGTCACAATCATTACAGGCGTTCTAGTGGCCTTCAACAAGAAAGCGGGCCTCAACCTAAGCGAAGAAGCAATAATGGCCTTAGCGGGCCTGTCAGCGGCTTATGTGATAGGTATGAGCTACGTAGACAAGTCTGATGGATAGCGTCAGAGATTGGATAGGCTTCGCATTCACGGTAGCCTTTTTTACGGGCCTCGCAGTCTGGGGAATCTTACAAGGTAGAAAATGAAATATCTAGCGATACTTACAATCCTGATGCTCACGGCATCTTGTCAATCAACGGACCCGCTGACCCAAGCCAACTTGGAAGAAGCGGAGTCAATCTGGTACGCTGACAAGGTTCCCACGGTCAGCGACGAGGCTTGGCTGGCGATGAGCGACGAGGATAAGAAGCTCCACATGCCGACGAGCAAGCACAAGCTGCGGGAATACTTCTTCTTCAACGCGATATTCTATGAATCCAGCAAGGGGAAGAAAGATGAGTAACGATTCAAAAACCGCGACGCTCGAACACATGCGGCTGGTTTCGGTTATTCTTAGCAAGGTTATCTGCGAGCTATTGCACCGTGACGAAATCCATGACGCTGGCAAGTTACAACCAGAAGAAAAGGATATCTTCGATAAGTTCACGCCAAAACTCAAAGACAGCACTTATGGGAGTGACGAGTACAAAGGCTTTCTTAAAGCGATGAAGCCCGCGCTCGACCACCACTATGCAACGAACCGACACCACCCTGAATTTTTCGATGGCGGAATCAAGGACATGAACCTAGTAGACTTGATTGAAATGCTATGCGATTGGCTTGCTGCAACACAACGCCATGACGACGGCGACCTAATGAAATCAATTGAAATAAATCAGAACCGCTTTGGTTATGGTGATGAGATGAAAGCCGTCTTTGAGAATACAGCCCGTTGGCTACAAGGCGGCGAGCTAGTGTACAAAAGAAAGGTAATGCCATGAGTAACCTATCGACCATATTCGACGTTGTAAAGGACGGCCTGAAAGACATCGGCGCTGATGCGTCGCATACGTTGCTAGGCATGGGCGAAGAAGCAGGCGAGGAAGCGGAGCAAGCTATCCGTGAGTATCACGCAATCATTGAGCCTGTAATCACCACGTACGCTAACTATCCCAAGGAAGCCCATGAGTTGATGCACACTGGGCAGCTTGGATTAGCAAGCAGGTTGGCAGGGATAGCGAACGAGAAAGCAAGAACCACGTTCAGTACAATCTTGAGCGACAGTTTGAAATCATTGACCACGCTGCTTGGTGAAGCGGTGAAGGTGTTTGGATAAATCCAGCATGTACGATACACCGCTATGTAGCGCGGCTGTGGGAGTATGACGATGGCTCATTGGATATGATAGCCCGACCTCACAGCAACAGAGCCTACACAAGCACAAGGCGCATAAGCGCGGGCATGGTCAGCGCCGTAAGACTGGCTGGATGATAATCATAGTGCGGGACTCAACCAGTCTCGGCCAAGGAATCACGCCCCTCAATCATCTGAGGGTTTTTGAATTGAGCAACATCTCTAGCTTCTCTAGCAGCCATGATGGCCCTGTAGACTCTGCCTTTGTCCCAGAACGGGATCGGGTTTATAGACTTCCCGTGGGCTGCTTTGCCTAATGATAGATACCCATTTGCAATCCAAAGTCCTCCCATAGTCTCATGACGTGCGTGGTAGTGGTCAAACTTCCATAGGTCTGGGTCATCTGTGAGGCTCTGGATAATCGCGTCTGCAAGGCTAGGCTCCTTGCCCCACTCACCCCCAGCAAGCAGCCTCCGACGCTCCCTGCCACCCCTCCACCAATTGAACGCAGCAACGCCAAGCAGCCCGATTCCTATGCCTGCTGCGATGTAGAATAGGTTAGTCATTGGTTCGCTCCCTTCTGCTCCGCGTGCATGTCTTCCGCTAGTCTTACCGCCCAAGCTCGCATCGCCACTATCTCGGTGGTCCTAGCCTCAAATCGCTTAGTCGCCTCAGCATACTCGCTTGCAGCCTCAGCTACGTATAAATCACAACGTTCATTGACCCAAGCTATTGTTTCAACAAGCGGGCGCTTAGTAGATTTAGGCTCGTCTGCCACCTCTATTGCATCTATCTCAGATTTCTTGAGGCGCTGATGCACCGTAGTGATCGAGCAACCAAACTCAGCGGCGATTTCTCTAAGTTTGCAGCCTGATTCCCGCATCTCGACCATTCTCGCGTTAGTCATCAATAATCTCCTGTAGCGTATTCCAAGCCTTGCATCGTTCGCATTCCGAACCATCATTGTCCCAATGACCGCGAACCCTATGACCGTGCCCTGCGTGATGCGGCGCGCCGATATCATCCCATCCGCCATCTTCGACCATAGTGATTTGCAGATACTGTAACACTGCTAGGATTAGCTTGCCGCGCTTACGCAAAAACTCATTGCCTACGATGGTGATAAGGTTGGGTATCTCAACCATGCCCTCCAGTGCTGCCATTGCTTCGTCAATCTTACTCGCCATCTTTCTCTCCCGTGTTCAATGCTTTGCGGGCAATGCCAGCCATCCCCTCAGCGCCCGTAACTGTGCCGTTGTTGATGGCCAGTATGTCATCGGCGAATCCCTCCAACTCAGCAACCCGTGCCTCTGCGGCTTCCATAGCCTTCATAACCCGCCTGAGACCGTGCATAAAGTCCGCGTTCTCATTGTCGCCGTGTACATGAATCATGCGGTCGTGGATGAATTGCAGCATCTCTTTGTTCGTTAGTTGGCTCATTTCTTCCCCTTCACAAACTCAGCCAGCAAGCGCCTAACAAGCTCGCTTAGCGACCACCCTCTAGCCTTGGCTTTCTTGCGTGCCTTGGCTACCATTTTGTCGTCAACGTCCTTTACGTTCAATTGCATGTGTTTTTCCTTGCTATGAATATACACGCTGATGCGGGTCTGTAAAGTAAATTGCTAGAAAACTTATAGAAAGTGCTTGCAATGTCGAACCTAGCGGCTACACTCCTTCCAGTGTTAGCTCGGTCGTTGCATCGGGCATCTGTAAACGGGGCTGGCTTCGGCTGGCCCCAACTAACCGGAGAGATTATGACGAAGCATACAGAGGGACCGTGGGAAGCGAGCATGGACATTGGTACTGTTCGTGCGAACGTGCCTGCTGGCGCTGATAAGGACAGTACGCTAGTAGCCAGTGTTTTCCCTTGCAAGATGAACCTTGAGGACGGCAAGCATGAATATCTAGAGGGTGACAGAGAGATACGTGATGCCAACGCCCGCCTAATAGCTGCAGCGCCAACGATGATTGAGATGCTTGTGGCTATTCGTGATGAGCATGGCTTGGGCGACCCGTTACTATCAGACCGGCTTGACGCTGTAATAGCAGGAGCAACCCAATGACCGACGAACTAAAAGAGCCAACAGTCCTAGAAGGCTGGGATACTGTGCCTAATTATTACGTCGGAACATCCGAGGACTCAGGCTTCGGAACACCGGAAGCCAACGCCCGCCTAATAGCCGCAGCGACTGACATGCTTGAAGCGTTGCAGATGTTGGTTGATAGTGAAGACGAAGAAGTAACAGGCGGTGAATTGGGATATGGTCAACGCTGTCATCAGAAAGGCAACCCAATGACCGACGAACTAAAAGAGCCAACAGTCCTAGAAGGCTGGGACACTGTGCGAGTGGGCGAGAATTTCCCGCACGCTAAATCCTTGCAGCCTGAGAACCTTGACGTTACAGCGTCCGAGGTGTTCAGGATTATCGGCGACGCTCACGACCAGCAACGCACGATGTGTGGAAGTAGCAACCTCAACTGGCGGCGCTTGAGCATTGAGGGTGAGGAAGCATTGATAAGCTGTGGCTTCGTGGTGTCGATCAACGATGTAGCCAAGCGCACAGCATGGGAGATTTCATGGGGAGTCAAGCAATGAGCGAGCATAAGAACCTAGCGGCGTTGCGGGAAAGCTGCCAATCGGCACTAGACATCCTTGGCCCATTCGACCAAGACCTAATGAGCCAGCTTGCATCGACAGGCGTTGCCGAGGTGCTGCTACTGGCAGAGGCGCAACGTGAGATGAAGGTATTGTTGGACATCATAGCCGTGCAGCGTAAGGCGTTGGATTGGATGAAGGCGGAGCTTGAATCTGACGCTGCAAAGAAGACGTGTGAAGAAGATTGGCATGGGACCGACATTGAGGGTTGGCGCGGAGTGATAGAAACGTATGTGCCGGATGCCCTAGCCAAAGCCGACGAACTAGCGGAGAAACTATCATGCGAGTAAGCGATTACAAACTGATGCCACCCGAGCCAAGCATGTACGCAAGATCGTGGATAGACCATCGCAAGAAGAACGCTATCAAACTGGCAGACTGGGAGCATAGCAAGCGTTGGGTCCAGCGTCACAACCAACAAATAACGCAATGGTTGCAGGATGGCGACGAGAGGGCATTCCGCGAGATAGCAGAGCCAGAACCCGTCAACCATGCAGCGATAGCGTTACAAGCGAAGATGGAGCGTCAGGCGACCCATGCTTACGTGAAGGCTCGCATGGCGGGAAGGTTCAACACTGATAGCTACGATAAACATTGCGAGGAACAAGAGATTGTTCGGGGATTTATGGCTTTGGAGGAAGGCGCATGACCCTAGATGAAAGAATCCAAGAGGTCCTCAACTGGCGGCACGATCAGCGCAGCAAGGTTGCATGGGATTTCGAGACTGATTGCGGCCTGATACGCGAGATTGTGTGCGACCACTGGCACCGGCAATTGAAGTTTGAAATCGCGAAGGATATGCGGGCGATGAAGTACGCTAAGGTCGCGATGGAATTTGAAACCAAGCTGAACACTGTGCGGGCCTTGTGGGCCTGCGAGTACGAAGCTGCTTATGAAGGAGAGTGATGAGGTATCGAAAGAAACCAGTAGTTATTGAGGCGATGCAATGGGATGGTTCAAAGAAATCCTTCCAAGACATTATCACCACTATGGACTGTGACGATATAAGCATAATTTGGGATGGTCGTAAGATAGCCCATTTGTTCGTGGACACTCTCGAAGGCGGACACAGAGCGAGCAAGGGTGACTACATTATCAAAGGCGTGAAGGGTGAGTTCTATCCGTGCAAGCCTGACATCTTTGAAATGACGTATGAGAAGGTCGAAGACTGTGAAGGCAGCTAAGATTCTGGATTGTCTGGAACGAAAGGGGAATGATTATGCACAAGAAGCTAAAACTCTACATCTTGAAACCAAAGCGCACCGACGCTGCTGACAACCTGATGCGGCGTGGATACGATAACAGCCTAGCACACGTTGTGTACGCCTACTCACCAAAGCAGGCACGTCGTTTGGCAAGTGAGGACGGCGGCGATCAGGGTCCAGAAGTTTGGACCAACGCGGAGTACTCAACATGCAAAGAACTCAAGACCCCGAAGGTTGCGGGGATAGTAATCAGCGATCACGAAATGGGCTAAGAAATAAAAGATGTTCTGGATTGTCTGGAACTGTTTAGAAACGTTTGAAACGATTGGAAAGTATTATGGCTAAGAAGAAGAATGAGATGGCAGTATTTGATGACGGCGATGCAGGACCGTCCGACAAAATGAGGGAAGCGGCCAAGGGTGCAGCGGGAGATATTGAAGTATCTTCCAAACCTTACATCCATCTATGTCAAGCACTCTCGCCAGAAGTAGCGCGTGAGGGAATCTGCCAAGTAGGCGACTTCTACGTTCGCAATGGCGACTACGGCCTCGGTCCGGCGTTTACAGCCGTGGTTATCGGGCACATGAAGAACTGGGTCCGATGGGGTGAAAAGGATACAGAGGACGAGGGTAAGATTCTTTGGCAATAT